TAGCCTGTAATTCATAGGCTTTCAGTCTACGACCATTGACCCTGCAACGGCTTGCGGCAATGCGGTATGCATTCTGTAAGTTAGCATATTCCTTAATGCCAATGCTGGTTTTATTGTCAGTCAGATTTACTTTTTCATTGTAAGCAATGTTACGAGCATGACCATCAATAGTGCAAGTGTCATCACCCATGATGTTCTCATAGAAACAGACAATCTTCTTGCCATTAAGAATAGTCTTAACCTCATCTACAATGAGGGTATCATTCTCCTCATAGCGGTCAGGCATCTGCTCAAGTATAGACCATGCCTTTTGCTTCATGGTACTGTAAGTACATACAGATACATCATCCATAGTGCTACCTGTAGTGAAAGCACAAATCAAATCATTAGCATTGCGTATGTTTATCTCCCAACGATTGTTAGGTGATAGTGCGGCAACAACACCTGTCACTATGTGAATAGGTAAATTGAACCTGTCAGCTATGGCACGACACTGCTCATAGGCTTCTGCATACCATGCAATGCCATGTGCTACATCTTCTGGCTTTGCCTTGCGCCGCATAGCGATAATGTTTTTGACAGCTATCTGCATATTAAATTCGGTTTTCATTAGTAATCCCCTTCATAGGCTTCATCTAGCCAACGCAAAGCGGTAGCTTCATCCATAGCACCAACTGCTATGCAGTCATTCACTGCATCTTGATGCACCTTGCGGTCATATGCAAGGTCTCTCTCGATAGAGTCCTGCATGTATTCCAAATCTGCAAGCATCTCATCATAAGACAAGGCATAGAAACGTGCTGTCATATCAGCAGTCGGACGAGTGCCATAGCAATCTTTGTGAATATCTGAATAGTGTTCAATCATGTGTTTAATCCTAAAATGTTAGGTCCAAGGTTGGACTAGTTTGAACGGTGATTTACCGTGATTACATGATGACAAGAACATCCTGTCTGCCCAAATACCTGCTTACTAACGGGAAGCTATAGGTAAATGTATTACGCTTCTTTGCGGCACTAAGCCACCATGTAATCAGGTAAATCACCTTTCTATTAAGTGTTGTATAAGTAATAAATACACTTTCACTAAAGTTCAAGTGTTTTATTACGTTACACACTATAGCATTGAATCCAGAATAGCCAATGCCTTACGTTTGTCAACAGCTTTCTTGTGCTGTTCATATGATGCAATCATAGCTGACTGCTGGCCTGTTACATAAACCTGAAACTCAGGACGTTCTTCTGGCTCATAGCTACGACTGTATGCCATGCTATCCATAGACTCCCAGCTAGAGCGAACAGGTTTATGCCTGCCAAGCGGCACGATATGACGTTTAGCCATTATGATAATTCCTTTGCAAAAAGGACTAGACCGCCAACAAAACAAGCGGCACAGCCAATGATGATGATAGGCATACCCGGTACACCTGCCGCTAGTGATACACTAGCCATGAGGCCAACGATTGCACTAGTCATTACAAGAAATAGAGCGATAATTAAATCCATGATATTAATCTCCGATTAAAGGGTGGGTGACTGTAGCTTTACGCTACAGCCTTTGTGTTGTCAGCCATTACTAACTGCTCTTTAAGAGCAAGCATGAACTCTTCAATGGCAATGCCATTTACTTCACACTGTACCAATGCTTCAAGAGCAATGTCAGATGCAGTTACATCTGCTTGAGTCTCTTGTGACTCAGTAGGTCCAACATTGGACTTATCTTCATCAGCATCAGCCTTTGGCTTAACAGGTGCCTCATCAGCCTTCTTAGGCTTCATGGCAGATTGCAAAGCAGTAAGGCTTGTAAAACCCTTCTTTGAGGTTTTCATAAAGGCTCTGCAAGCATCTTCGTTTTCAACGAACCATAAGGCTTCAGAACGTCTCCGCTTATCAATTCCATTGATACCACATGCTTTGAGCCTATCGGATGAAATCCGTTCACCACCTTCAGCTTTCAGCTTCTGCATCAGCTTTCCAAGCCGTGTGTCGAAGCCATCAGCTTTGGTAGACTTTGTGAAACGAGCCTTATCACCTTTAGTGATTTGCTTAAACTCTTTGGCAAGAGCAAAGCCTTCAGCTTCAAGAGTATTGATTTCAGCGATAACAGCGATTTGAGTAGTCATGGCGATTTTCCTTGTATTATGTTATATATAAAGTTAAGTGAGTTTTCACAAGAAAACGAACTCACTTAACTGTTATATAACTATAGCTTCAGCAGTGTCAACAATTAAATGAATCAAATTTGTATAAAACAAATTACCTGCTTGCACCATCCTCTGCGTGTGTCGTTTCCCGTGTGACTGCAAATATATATTTCATATATATATTGAAGTACGTGCGCTAAACTCACGAGGTTGCTTAGTCCAATGATGGACCAATGTTCTACTACGTAGGGGATATGCTCCGCCATTGTAACCGATACCCGTTCTGCATATCTCATACCTCATCATCATCTGAAAGCATGACGACTGATACCATAACAGACGACACACCAAGCTATAATCGGCAGAAATGCTACAGTTTGGGCTTCTCACATTACACACACACAACATATAGGCGCATAATCTGCCAGCATATACACTTGCTTGCATATATCTGCATACAGACAGGGGGGTGGGCAGGAGCCAGTGGGGGTGTAGGTGTACATGTATACACATAAATACACAGATTAGGTATTTTCACTGTTAACCACAAGGACGACTGTGCATTCATATATGACCTAGCACACACATATTGTGCTTGTAGTGTTGCATAAATGTCACAGCATAGTAATGTGTGATACTATATAGTGTTGCATAAATGTCACACTATTGTACCTTATATAAATAATCGTAATCGCCTATGCATTTTATGTATTGACACATTACCCCATTCTGAGTATAATTATATTATAACTAACCTACACTTAAACTATACAGTTAAATGCTTATTAATTTTCTTTGTTAATAACACTTAGCTAAATCACTTTAACTATACACTACTAATGTAAGTTATTTGTATTTATTTGTAAGAAAGTAGTTGACAATGGCTAAGAAATCAGTACAACTATACACAGACAATGTTCTTGATGCATTCTATAATGCTATCCATAGTAATTCATTAGAGCGATTACATATCCCCCACAGTGATGTCTTCTACGTACGTACAGCATTAGATGCTAAGTTCTATCCACGTACCTTTACACTTAAAGAGACAGAAGACTATATGCGCTTAGAAGGCTGGACTGATGTTTAGTATGAACAATGTTTAAAGCAATCCTCATTATTTGTGGTCCTTTGTTTGGTAGCGATTGTCTACGTATAGATGATACCTTCGGCCCGTATGATACACACCCTGAGTGCCTAGCACGTGTAGCACAGATGTACAATCAGACACAGAAACTATTCCCGGTAGTGTATACCGATGTGAAATACAAATGTGAGAGCAGTTTATAATATGGCTATACCTGAAAGAGTTAAAACCAAAATGAAAGAGGAAGGTCTTACGGGCGTTAACAAGCCTAAGAGAACTCCCAAGCATCCTAAGAAGTCACACTGCGTGATGGCTAAAGAGGGTGACACATATAAGTTTATTAGATTTGGACAGCAAGGCGTATCGGGGGCAGGTAAGAACCCTACATCAGCAAAAGATAAAGCACGTAAGAAATCGTATTATGCTAGACATAATGCACAAGGTAAACCGACCAGCAAGCTATCAGCTAAATACTGGTCACACAAAGTTAAGTGGTAAATAGGAGATAAGAAGATGGCTATAGGATTGATTCCTGTCATTATGTCTGGTGGTGCAATTGTAGGACGTTTTGCCACTAAAGAATTAGCTAAAAGGCTTGGCCCACAATTGGCTAAAGGCTTACGTATTGTAATGAAACCTTCTAAACAAGCAAAAGGACTACCTAAAGTTACATCCGTAACTCAGGCAAATAAACTAAAACCTACTACAAAGGTTGCAAATAAAAAGCCTGCAGCATCATTAAACACTACAGCAGCGGCATCAGCAGCTAGGGCTAAGAAAGTCGGACAGGCTGCACGTGGGCGTACGGCAGCACAGGTTGCTGCTAATAAAAAGAAGATGGCTGCAGCTACAGTTACAGCAGGTTCATTAGCAAGTATGCTAACAGGGGATGAAAAACCTAAAAAACCTACAAAACGTAGACAGACAGGTATGAGTGATAGAAAAACTACAGAGTCTAATGTCCTAGCAAAAACTACACCACCTAAAAAATCTGTTGGCACATTTGGTGAAGCATTTAAAAAAGCCAGAGCAAAAGGTGTAGGCACAGCTTTTACATATGGCGGTAATAAATTTGTTGCTGTCAGAGATAGCGATATTCCTAAGTCTATAAAAGGTACTAAAGCAGAACGCTTAAATAAATACCTAAACAAGCAAAATAAAAAGGGTAAATAAAATGTCAGGTAAATCAAAAGGACTAAAGGAAGCTGCTGCAGCACTACTAAAAGTCACAGGCAAAACTTCAGGTAAAACCGTACGTCCTAAAATGACCGCTGCACAATTAAAGGCAGCAGCAAAGAAACGTGCAGATAATCTAAAAGAGAATCAAAAAGGTGCTATCAATAAACTTGAAGGCATGTCATCTACAGAAAAAGCAGATGCAGGTATTGGAGAAGCTAGTAAGGGTAGACTAAAACTAGCAGAACTAGGTGGTACAAGTGCTGGTCAGAAAAAAGCCTACAATGAAAAAGTTAAACTGTATAATAGTATGAAAGATAAAAGCAGTGAAAAAGCACAGCTTCTTTTAAACTCTATTAAAGATATGCAGAAACGTATTGGTAAAGACATACTAGGTTTTAACAAAGGTGGTACACCAGTCTCTAAGAAAGCTACCATGGACGATGCCGTAAAAGGCATGAGCATGAAGCAACTAACAGAGAAGATGTCAGACCCTAAGACACCTGCACCTATCAAGGCTGCTGCTAAACGTAGGTTAGATAGATTGTCAGGTGCAGATAAGACTGCTCCACTAAAGAAAATGTCACGGGGTGGCAAAGTTGCTATGATGCGTGGCGGTATGGCTAACGGTAAAGAACATATGTACGCTGCAGGTGGTATGGTTAATGATGGACTAAAGGCACTGAAGAAAGCCAGCCCAGAAGCATACAATAAAATTACAGGTAAGTAATGCATCCTGTAGAGGCAGACATACGCAAATGGTCACATGAGTTCCTAGAAGTACCAAATGCTAAACTAAACGGACTACCACCCTGCCCCTACGCAAAGCAAGCATGGCTAGATAACAAAGTTGTATTTAGCATCAATACAGGGCTGGAAGGACTTATTAAAGAAGTATCTACCTTCAATGACCACGACTATGACATTGTAGTGTGGGCATCTGAACATCTCATTGAGATGGAATACCTAGATGGCTGGTGTGACGGTGTTAACGAAGCCATGTCAATTGCTGGCAAAGATATGCACCTTATGGTGTTTCATCCAGACTATGACGCAGAGGTAGCGGGTCTGGAGTTTTTAGTAGATAACGATGTAACAGATGACTCGTTAGATTACTGTATGGTATTTGTGCAGAGACTGTCACCACTTGACGATGCTGCACGTAGTCTGGAAAAGTCTGGGTACTACCAGCACTTTCCTCAAGAAGTATATGAAGCATTAGTATTAGACAGACGGAGATTAAGACATGGCAGGAAGAATGAAAGTAGCTAAAAAGAAAATGATGCGTGGCGGTATGGTCAAGCCTAAGACTACCAAGATGCGTGGTGGCGGTATGATGAAGACTGCACGTAAGAAGATGATGCGTGGTGGTGCTGTAAAGAAAAAGAAATAATGAAACACAGTTTAAACACATATCTGGGTTGGGGGCTGCTCTACATGGGCAAGCCCTTTACTCGTATTGGTAATTGGTTCTGGAAGAAACATAAACAGGTTTTGAGTAGGAATGACTAATGCCTAATTTAGATTCCTCAAAGTTTCATACACAGGGTTACACAATAGCTTCTACATCAGCGGATGCTGGTGCTACCGTTGTGTACACCTGCCCTGCTAACTTCGGGGCTATTACACGCTATTTGCATATTAGTAATAACAATCCATCTACTAAAAAAGTATACGTTCAGTTTTATCATGCCGAAGATACTTCGTATCATTACATTGCAAATGGTTTATCTATGTCGGGTCATAGCGTAACTAACCTAGTAAACGGTGGTTACTTTAATCTACATGCGGGTGATAAGATTGTAGTGTATGGAGAGACTACTAATACAATGGAAGTTTTAGTATCCATGGAAGAATACTATAACCCACAGCATAAAGGGTAAATAGATGGCTACGAAGAAAGCACCACCTAAACCTAAAAAGAAAGCTAAAAGCAAAGTCAACGAAGCGGGTAACTATACAAAGCCAGCATTGAGAAAGCGTTTGTTCCAACGCATTAAAGCTGGAAGCAAGGGTGGTAAGCCCGGTCAGTGGTCTGCACGTAAGGCGCAGATGTTAGCACTTGCTTATAAGAAAGCTGGCGGCGGCTACAAAAGCTAATGGCAACTAAACTAAATGAAAATACAGAAGTTGCGTTACCTCTTCGTAACATTATCAGTATGGTTGCTGCAGCGTCACTGGCAACATGGGCTTACTTTGGTATCATAGAGCGTCTTAATCAGATTGAGACAAACATTACTATGATGGAGTCTGACCTCGAACAAAACACAGAGTTTCGCATTAAGTGGCCTCGTGGCGAGATGGGTAGCTTACCTGCTGACAGTGAACAGTTCATGTTGATTGAACATCTTGCTGACCAGCTAGACGAACTGACAGCACAAATAGATGAAGGTCGTGCGCCACATGACCAGCAACAGAAATTAACTTTAGAGTTTTATGAGAAACGAATAGGTGCTATAGAAGCTAGACTAGAAATGATGAGGAACGGGCAAGATGGTGACTGAGACAATAACATTAATATTATATCTTGCCGGAGACATAGCTGAACATACAGCATATGAAAAGCTGTCACATTGTCTAAAGTCAAAGCGCACAATAGAAAGAAACTTGTACAAAGATACAGGTAGCGTAAGATATGCCTGCGAATCTAAAACAGTTGAAATAAGTAAAGGACCAAACGGTAAAACTTATATTGTAAAGATTATAGAGTAGAGGTACATATAAATGATTGCAGAAACATTAGCGGGTATTGCACTTGTAAAGAGTGCAGTGGACGGTATCAAATCCGCTATTGGCACTGCACAAGACATCAGTGAGATTGCGGGTCACATTGATAATCTGTTTGAAGGTGAAAGCCAAGTACAGAAAGCACGTAATAAAAAATCTGGTGTGGACCAGTTTAATATCAAAAGTGTAGCACAAGAAACTATTGATGCTAAGTTGGCTCAAGAAAAGATGTACGAGATGAGCCAGATGATTGACTTACGTTTTGGTCATGGAACATGGCAGGGCATCGTAACAGAACGTGCCAAGAGAATACAAGCTGCCAAGGAAGCTGCGCTTATTGCACGTAAGAAGAAAGCCAAAGAACAAGAAGAACTAGTCGAGAATATAAAGATGGGTGCTATTGTATTTGGTGCTATTGCTGCGATTATAGCGGCGGCAGTAGGAATGATTATATCAGCAGCAAAGGCAGTAGGCATAAATCAATGAAGAAACCAACACAACAAAGCCTATCTAATTGGACTAAACAGGATTGGCGTACTAAGTCAGGTAAACCTTCTGCAAAGACAGGTGAACGATATTTACCAGCAAAAGCAATAAAGTCCTTGACAAGTGCAGAATATTCTGCTACAACTAAAGCCAAGAGACAGGGTACAGCACAAGGTAAACAGCATGTATCACAGCCTAAGTCTATTGCAAAAAAGACTGCAAAGTTTCGCAGAGGAACATAATATAACGCTACTAAAAGAAGATGAGCCTAAGTGGGAAACTAGGCTATATCTTATCAAGTTGCGTATAGAGGAAGAATATGCTAAACTTACTGATAGGACCAATAGCTGACCTAGCTGGCACATGGATGTCTGGCAAGGTTGAGGAAAAGAAAGCCCAAGCAAAGACACGTGTAGCCAAAGCAGAAGCTGAAGCTATTGTCATGCAGAAGAAAGCTACGGGTGAGATTGACTGGGATTTGGAGATGGCTAAAGGTAGTCAGTCTTCGTGGAAAGATGAGTGGCTTACAATACTCTTTAGTATTCCGCTTGTACTAGCTTTCATTCCGGGCATGGAAGAGGTAGTAAAGAATGGCTTCGCAAGACTTAATGAAATGCCTGAATGGTATCAGTATTCCTTGGGAGTTATCGTTGCCGCTTCTTTTGGAGTTCGTTCAGCTACAAAATTCTTTGGTAAGAAATAATGAGTGTAGAGACTTTTCTAAAATGGAAGATACTTCCACGGTTTATGATGCTGGCTAGTACCATCATGTCGTGGCGTTGTGCTGAGTGGTTCATGGATATACCAGACCCAACAGGCGCACAGTCAGCTTTCGTATCCGTAGTGATGGGTGTTATGACTGGCGTGTTTGGTATTTGGATGGGTCACGAACACAAGGGTGATAAGTAATGAAATATACACGAGATGACTTTATTAAAAAGCTAGTTGCACATGAAGGTTTGCGATTAGAAGTATATCAAGATACCTTGGGTATTGACACAATTGGTATCGGAAGAAATCTGGAAGACCGTGGTATAACTGAGCAAGAGTTAGCTGACTTGGATATACCAACCATTGAGCATGTGTACGAATATGGTATCACAGAAGCTGATGCGGTTTATCTAGCAACGAATGACGTTCAGATTGTCGAGGAAGAACTGTTAAGAGCGCACCCTTGCGTGGACAGCTTAGACTCTGTGCGTCAACTTATCCTTATGGATATG